CTACGAATTGATGACGGCCAGTCGAGCCCGGTCCAGCGCGCTCGCGACGGTGTCCAGATCGTCGTCAAACAGTTCTGCGTACACGTCCAAGGTGAGCGCCGCGGACTCGTGACCGAGCATCCTTTGCACAGCCTTCACGTTTGCGCCCGCTGAGATTGCCAGTGACGCCGCCGTGTGCCGAAGGTCGTGTGGAGTGATCGTCGGGAGCTCTGCAGCCTCTACGGCCCGGATGAACCACCCGCGTGGCGTCTTCGGCCGACGCATGAAGTCGCCATCCGGTCCCGAGAAGACCAGCGATTCGCGGCCCTTTCCGACGCACTGCTTCGAGAGCTCGTCGACGAGGAATGCGGGGATGGGGATCGAGCGGGGCTTGTTCGACTTCGGCGTCCCCACGACGATCTCCGATCCGACCTCTACGGCGTTCCGGTTGACGCTCACGCGTCGGCGCAGAAGGTCGAGGTCGCCAACTTGCAGTCCGATTGCCTCGCCCCATCGGAGGCCGCAGTACGCCAGGAACAAGACGAGGGTCGACCATTCGCCGGCACTATCGGCAAGCGAGGCGACCTGAGCGTGTGTCAGATAGATCTTCCGCTTCGCAACTTTCCGCGGGAGGTTGTCTACATCGCGAGCCTTGTTCGCGAGGATCTTCCGGTCTCGCACGGCCCGGTCGAGCAACCCGGAGAGAACGGCGTGCGCACGGATCACCGTTGTCGCGCTCGCAGCCTTCTTGATGATCACTTCCGGATTGGCTGGGTCTTTCTGATCGGTGACTAGGTCCGTGATCCAGTCCTCGACCATCGTGACTTCGATGTCCGCAATTCGCACGGTGCCCCACTCGGGCTTTACGTGAACTCTCCACGCCGATTCGAGCGGTTTGTAGGCCGAGGCCTTCAGCTTCGCCTTCTTGGTGTCGAGCCACGGTTGTGCCAACGATTCGACTGTGAGCTTCCCGTGCTTCGGGTCCACGAACTCGCCGTCGAGCTTCCTGACCTCGATACGATTGGCGAAACTCTCGGCCGCAGGCTTGCTCGGGAACCCTGCTTTGGACCCTTGGGAGCCGTCTGGCTTCATATACCGAACCTTGTACCGCAGGCCCGATTTCGTGTCGTAGGACTTGATGGTTGCCATCGACGACTCCTTTCAAGAACCGGACCAATAGCGGACCGATGTCGCCGTTATGTGCGAACATATGTTCGAACTGTTCGAGGTTCGAATGGTAGGAAGATCCGAAGGCGGCGTAAATGACAATTGAGGCGGAGCTGCACCGAGCAGTAGTTGTTGATCGATCCATCAGTCTCGAGCGTGTAGCGGGGCTGACAAAGCGATCGGCGCAACAGGTGCGGCAGCAGATCCTTGGAGAGCGTGAGTTCTCGGTGTCCGAGATCGTGGTGATCGCTCACACGCTCCAGTTGGACTGGAAGCTATTGATCCAGTCTTGCAATAGCGCGACCTAGTAACTCAGGTATCTGCTCGCCGAAGACTTCACAGATCGCCCCCATTTGAGCCATGTCCGCGGGACGCTCACCATTCTCAAGGCGCTGGATAGTCTTCGAACTCAGGCCCGTCTTCGTGGCCAACGCTTCCCTGCTGAGGTTCATTCGCGCGCGAGCTGCTCGTATCTCGTCGCCGATCATCCTGTTCAGCTGTTCTATATCCATAGGTCATATTAGACCACATTTAGGACCGAAAAGAAACTTCTTTGTCCCGTATGGACCAAGTGCCGGAATCCCATGCTTGACATTTGGTCCGTATGGTCCTTAATCTAGTCCGCATGGTCCCAATCAACGAACTCACCGCAGCGGCCGTGCGCGACGCCAAAAAGGCAGCCGGCGCGACCATTGAATCTCTGTCAGATGACACCGGAATCCCTCCGTCGACGCTGAAGCGCCGACTGAACGGGCAGGTCTCGTTTGGCCTCGATCAGATCGTACTGATCGCGATCGCACTCGATGTTCCTTTCGAACAACTCATCCCGACTTCAGACGCCCTCACTCGGAGCGCGGCATGAGCGCCGAGATTCCGCAGACCCCGAAGCAGATTGCGCACCTGCTCGGCTGGCAGGGGCCGGGCACGTACACCAGTCCGTCATACGACGCAGTCGTGATTGCTTGCCAGCGAGGCGAACTCAAGGCCAGGCAGACCGGCAGTCGCAAGAGTCGGTGGCTGATTCTTCCGTCCGACGCGATCGCTTGGCGATCTGGCGTCAAACCTCAAAGGCTCCGGCGCACCGCTTGAAAAAGCCGCCATCTGCGCGAACAGATGACGGCCCGTCGATCACCTCTGGAAAAGGAATCTAATGACTGAGATTACCGCACGACCCCGGATCGCCACAGGCATCGCTCCTTGCGCGATCTGCGAAGCTTCTCGGCTACGCGACGGTCTTGATAACGAGGGGGATGCCCGGGCCAATCCAGAGGCTCAGCGACTCTCCACCCCTGACAAGGTCAAACCATCCGCCGCCCTTGCTGACGAGGTCTCTGATCTCGTGCTCTCCCTGGACGGTCAGGGGGTAGATCGAACCTCCGTATTGCAGGGTGATCACAGTTCTTCTCCTTTGGCTGATGATGCTGGCGCTCACAGCGTAGGAGATGGTCCCGGCGCCGGGGACGCTTCGGCTACCCCGGCGACCGAGGTCACTGACCCGCATATCTCGGCTCGCTATGACGCACCGCTCAACGCAATCGCTATGAGTGTCGGCGGCTCCGACGACCTCTACTTCGACCGCGACGCAACTTTCCTTCTCATCGACGAGCTGCGCGCAGCACTCCACGATCAGGCCAAGAATGGCGGCCTCGTATGAGCATCGAACGCTTCAGCTACGAGTCCACCGAGATCCGGACCGCCGACATCGACGGCAAGCGTTGGGCGGTTGCCCTCGACATCTGTCAGGCGCTCGACATCAAGGATGTGCGAACCGCGGTCGAACGACTCGACGAAGCTGATCGGGTTCTAACCCCAATCAGGTCGGGCGGACAGAACCGCAACATGTGGGTCGTGTCCGAGGATGGCGCAACAGATCTCGTCCTCGACTCCCGCAAGCCCGAAGCTCGCCGCTTCCGTCGCTTCTTGACTCACGAGGTGTGGCCCGCAATTCGGGACACCGGCACCTACTCCACGGCGCCGGCGCTAACCGATGACGAGCTGATCCATCAGGCGCTCTCGATCTCAGCCACCCGCGTGGCTGCACTCACTGAGCGCGTGGCAGAGCTTGAGCCGAAGGCGGAGTACGTCGACATCTTCGTGGCAGGCAGTGACGTCATGTCGTTCCGCACGGTGGCTTCGACGCTCGATATCAGCGAAGGCTGGCTTCGCCGAGAACTGATCGACCGTAAATGGATCTACGTCGAGGAAACGTCTCGCTGGTCCAACTCGAAGGACTGCAAGATTCCGGTCCGCCGTTACTCGGAGCGCTCGGACAAGAAGGCGTACTTCCAGCGATGCGAAACCCACGAAGCCCCGCGGTTCCGAGGCGAGGTCATGCACACACTCAAGATCACTGCCGAAGGTGCGCAGGCAATCTCGCGGATGGTGCCGCGCTGGACGAAGGAAGACGCAGCATGATCTCCACCACCGCAATGCAGCGTCAGCTCGCCGAGTCCGCGGTCCGGTCACTGTTCGACGCCGAAGACGCGCGACTCGCAGCGCAACACAATCTCGATTGCCCGACCGGTCCGCGTACCGACGAGGAGGAGACGGCCGCGATGCTCGCACTGATCGAAGCTGGCAACGACTTCATCTCCGCGCTCGGCGCCCTCCGAGCCGCTATCCCGATGTAGCCCAATGACTCCGGTGGCGTCACCACTGTAGGACCGTGCCGGTCCCGATGGCCGGCAACCCGACGCCACCGGCCCAAACTTCCCACACTCCCCATTTCTCCTGCGAAGGACATTTTGCGATGACGCATACCCAAAACACCGCGCCAGACAACGCAACTGACTCTAAGGCCGCCGACTTCTGGGAGCTTCGGCCGCAGCGTGTCGAGCCTCAGTACGTCGGCAAGCATCGTGCTGAGCAGACGATCATCGAGGCCCCGGAGGTCGCGTGGTGGGTCTACCTGGTCTGCATTCTCGGCACTGTCGCCACGATTGTTGCGCTCGTCTGGCTCTACTCCATCGCGCCTATCGGTGGTGTCCGATGAGTGACACCAAGTCCACTGTTGGCTCGATCGCCGAAGCAATCCGCGAAATCGCTAAGCGCGATGAGGAACTGACTCGCGAACTCGAACGACTTTCGAACTGGCACAGCTACGACGGGCCTGCTCTGCACGCTCGTGACGAGTTCCGGCGCATCACATTCGAGCGCCTACTCGCTCTGGCGTCGAGGGCGGTCGACGCATGAGTCCCTTTGACCCGCTGCAGGATCCCGTCACCCGAGACGATTGGTACGACACCGAACCGGGACTGTTCGACCTCGCCGATCACCACTACGACATCGCAAAAGATCAGGACCACCAATGAATTCCTCGCTCAATACGTGGATCTGCCCGAGGTCTACATGCCCATCCAAGACTCGATCCGCCAACTGCCGTCCCGCCGGTTGCTTCGGCGAAACCCTCGACCGACGAGACCTCAACGCGCACGCCCGATCACAGGCGGTGGAGGAATGACACTCACCGAAGCCATCGTGTGCATCGGCAAGCCGGTGATCTACACGCACCCAGCAACTCTCGAAACCGAGCCCGGCATCATCCGCAGCGTCGACAGAGACGGCCGGCAACTCGTGAACGTCCAGTACGGCGCCAACATCTGGGCCACTCACCCCGACAACCTGATGATCGATTGGAGCCGACGATGAACGTCACCCTATTTTCGAAGCCCGATTGCAAGCAGTGCGATTTCACCAAGCGTGAGTTCGACAAGCATGGAATCGATTACGTCATCGTCGACGTCACTGCCGATGACTCCGGCCGACAGAAGTGCATCGATCTGGGCTACTCGTCAATGCCTGTGGTCCTCGTCGAGTCGACGCAAGAAACGGCGCACTGGTCGGGGTTCAAGATGGACGAGATCAAGGCGCTCGGCGCGGAAGCGGGGGTGCCGCAGTGACCTCGCGCATCGTCACCGACAAGGCTGAGCCCGGATCGCCCGAGTGGCTCAAGCTGATCACCGCGTCGAAGATCCCGTCGATCCTCGGCATCTCACGGTTCAAGTCCCAATTCTCGCTATGGCACGAGATGGCCGGCAACCTGCCATCCGAACCGATCGGCACGGCACAGCAGGACGATTTCGACTACGGGCACGCCGTCGAGCTCGCAGCGGGGGAGTACTGGCGATTCAAGAACCCCGGCTGGCGGCTCTCGCGCGGGGAGGTTCAGTACACCGACGACGGGTTCGAGTTCGGGAACGCAGCAACGATCGACGGCCGAGCATCACGTGGATCACTGCGCCGGATCGCTGAGATCAAGACAGCGCGTGACCTCGCAGAGTGGGGCGACGACGGATCGGGCGAAGTGCCTGCTGACTATGCCGCACAGGTGATCTGGCAGCAGCGTGTCACCGGTTTCACTGCGCCCGCGAACATCGTTCTGTGGCCGCAGTACGGCAAGCCGAAGATCTACGTCATCGAGTACAGCGCACAACTCGCCGCGGCGATCGTCGCAGCGGTGCGGAAGTGGAATGCCAGCCTGGCCGCCGGTGAACCACCCGAACTCGACGACACGATCAGCACTTACGAGACCGTCCGTCGGCTGCACCCCGAGATCGACGGCCGCGAGGTCCAACTCGATCCCGACCTAGCCGCGGACTATCTGACCGCAGTGGCTGACGACAAAGAGATCACGAAGCGACTGCGCGGATTGAAGACTCGCGTCCTCGATGTCATGGGCAACGCCCAGACCGCAGTCGTCATCGATCTCAAGATCGCCACACGGACACCTGGCCGCGGCGACTCAATCTCACTCCGCTCCAACACCAAGGCCGATCCGGCCACGATCGAAGGAATCTCAGCATGAGCAATGAACTCGCTCCGTACAACGCCCCGTCCGCAGTCGAGACCATCGACCCGTCAGATCGTGCGCTCGAGCGCATCGAGAAGCAGGCCCGCGCGATGGTTGCTGCACACCAACTCGGCAAGGCACTGGCGGCAACGGCGATGGTCCCCGAGACCTACCAGCAGTATCCGGACGGCAAAAAGGAGAACCCTGCCGCAGCGGACAACGCTACCGCCGCAATCCTGTACGGCGCCGAACTGGGTTTCTCTGCGGTCCAGTCCCTGCAGAACATCTTCATTGTGCGCGGCAAGCCTGCAATTTACAGCCGGGCCATGGTCGCTCAGGTCATCGCGGCCGGACACCGGGCGTGGGAGGTGGAAGCCACACCCGAGTCGGTCACATGGAAGGGTCGCCGCGCAGACACCGGTGACGAGGTCACGTCGACCTGGACCATCGAGCGCGCAAAGGCCGCGGGATTCCTGACGAACAAGCTGTACGCGTCACTGCCCGTCGAGATGCTCCGAGCGAAGTGCCAGGCCGAGGTTGCTCGAACCGGGTTCCCTGACGTACTTCTTGGCATGTCCCACTCGGTCGAGGATCTGAATCTGCAGCAGCCAGTGCAAGTGAAGTCCGAGCGCGTCGCAGCGCCGAAGGGTGGCACCGCTGGCCTCGCTGCAGCGTTGGGAGTATCCGAGGATCCCGTGGAGGCGACTGACACGCCGGCGACCGAGGCGGAGATCGCGCGGCTCGTCGCCGGACTGGCTGAGGGTGGGATCACCGATCCCGAAGAGGCGATCGCCTTCCTTCGTGGACGCACTCGCCCCGAGATCCAGAAGTCGAAAGACCTCACCAGTGCCGAGGTGGCCGCGGTCCTGGACTTCATGACCAACGGCGAACCCGCCCAGTAATCCCAAACCCCGCAACAGATCCGGGCCGCCATCGAGGTGGTGGCGGCCCGGCTTATGCACAGGAGCTATTCACATGAGTGACGACATCGATTGGCGCGCACGTGCCAAGTGTCGCGATCACGATCCTGAGCTGTGGTTCCCGAACCAGGTCCACAACAAGAAGGCGCGTCGCGAAGCGAGCTTCCCCGCCCGCGCAATCTGCTTCGAATGCCCTGTCCGCGAGGAGTGCCTCGCGTGGGCCATCAGAACGGACGAGCGGTGGGCTATCGCGGGAGGCCGAGACTTCGGCGCACACAGCAGTAAACATGCGGCCACGAAGGGTCCGAACTAGTGGGATTGCCATGGATTCGACTCGACACAACCCTTGCGGACCACCCGAAAGTGCTCGAACTCGTGGACGACAAGGCTTTTCAGGCCGCGTTCGCTCACATGATGGCGATGACCTACTGCGGAAAACATGGCACGGATGGCTTCATTCCTCGCACCGCATTGGCCTTCATTCACGCCCGAAAAGCGGATGCGGACCGCCTCGTGAAGGTCGGCCTGTGGCTGGTCGTGCCGGGCGGATGGGCCATTCACGGATGGGACGAATACCAGGTCAGCGACGAGGAAGCCAAGCGTCGACGCGAGAAAGCACAGAAGGCAGCAGCAGCGAGATGGGACCAAAAATGACGCAGCCAAGCAATGCATCGAGCATATGCTCGAGCATCCCGCCCAAGCATTGCTCCGAGCATATGCACGGACGGACGGACGGTACTAACGAAGATTCAATAACAGCAAAATCTCGTTCGGTATCTGTAAGCAACGCGCACAGGGGGGCAGGACGATTTCCCTCGGATGTGAGCGGATCGAACGTGGATGCCGCTGCTTCGCGCGGCCGGCGTGGAACTGAAATCGGGTTATCCACAGGGGTTCCCGCATGATCGCCCGCATCGTTCTGCCGTATGCGAAGCCGCCGCTGTCGATGAATGATCGCCAGCATTGGGCCGTGAAGGCTCGGATCACGGCAGGGGTTAGGACGAGTATCGCACGGCTCGCAAAAGCCGCCAGCGTGCCCACAGGCCTAGCGCACGCAACCGTCACGCTCTGCTACCGGCCGAAGGCAAACCGCAAACGAGACGCCGACAACCTCGTCCCCGTTCTCAAAGCCTGCTGCGACGGACTCGTCGACCACGGACTCACCGCCGACGACACCCCAGACCTCATGACCAAAGCGATGCCCGTCATCCACCCAGCCGTCAAAGGTCAACCGCCCGCACTCTGGCTCGAAATCGAATGGAGCACGAAATGATCGACGAACTAGCCAAAGCGATCGCCCTCGAAATCGGCGTCGACTCCTGGGATTACCTCAGCGAATCCGAGAGAGCGAACCACCGCAACGCTGCAACTGTCGCGATCTGCACCATCATCCCTGCCGGCGGTATGGCACTCACCGCCGAACGGGTGGAAGACGTGCGGACGGTGGTGAACAACAGCCCGATGGAAATCTACGACGCGAAGGAGCGTGGACTCCACTACGCGGCAGCCGCTCGTCTCCGCGCCCTGTTCCCGGCAACCGAACCCGCCGAGGAGTTCTCATGCACGTGGGGAACTGTCGGCTGCACATGCGATGGCCCACTTGGGGATGTGGCACAGAAGGCAGCAAACGCCGCCCCTGCGGAACCCGCCGAGGAGGAGACGAAAGCGGAGGCCCGAATCACTGGCGGCACCTGCGAACCCGGCGAACTGCATTCTTACGTGCGTGTGCAGGTCCCGAGAGACTTCGTTGTCGGTGTATCTCTGAACGACCTGTGCAGTCCGGAGAAGGCTCACGAGTTGGCTACGCTCCTCTCCCCTCCGGTTGTCCCTGCCCCCACCGAAACCGGACCGTGGAAGACATGGCAGGAAGTGCCCGACGACACGCCATTCTGGTCACGGGATAGGCGAGAGACGAATTCGTGGTGGTGGATCAAGCGCACCACCGGACATCGCAAGGAGTTGCGTCAGGGCGACTTGTGCGGAGAGACGGTCCACCTTGGGGCGCTCAGCTTCATGGACGAGTTCGCCCCGTTCGTTGCGGCCGAGGAGGGGTGAGCATGAGCCTCACAATGACCGACCTGTTCTCCGGTGGCGGTGGCAGCTCGGAAGGCATGACACAGGCCGGCGTTCACGTTCAGGTCGCGGCGAACCACTGGGACACAGCGATATCCACGCACCAGAAGAACCACCCCGACACCGCGCACATCACCGCGAACCTGTCCGAGGTCGACTGGCGAAGCTTCCCGAAGTCGAACATCCTGTGGGCGTCACCGTCCTGTGTGTGGCACGCCCGATCAGGTGGGCGCAAGCAACCGCCCGCCGAGGAAGAGATGCGCCGAGCTGATGCTGGATCTGTCGATCGGGCAACAGCGTTCGCGGTGATCGCAGCCTCCGAGGTTCACCAGTACGACGCTGTGATCGTGGAAAACGTGCCCGAGTTCCAGGCATGGAGTCTCTACAACTGGTGGCTCGACGGGATGCGAGCACTCGGCTACCGCGAGCAGGTGATACTGCTGAACGCGGGCGATGTCGGGGCCGCGCAACGCAGAGTCCGTTACTTCGCCGTATTCACCCGCGACGGCAACGTGGACCTGACCATCCGCGAACCGAAACGCACCCACGCGCTGAGCATCCTCGATCCGAACCCTGGCAAGCTCGTCACCCGCAAGCTGTACGTCTCCGACCAGATCGAACAGATCACCACCCACGACGTGCCACACCTGGTGACGTACCGGCGCAACGCGAAAGCCCGCCGAGCCGACACACACCCGCTCGCAACGATCACCGCCGGCGGCAACCACCACGGCATCGCCACACTCACCGACGAAGGGCCAAGGTTCCGCATGCTCAACAATCGCGAATGCGCTCGCGGCCAGGGATTCCCGGACTCCTACGAGTTCGTGGGCAACGCGAAGGACGTGAAGAAGCAGATCGGCAACGCTGTCTCTGTCGACGCTGCCCGCTGGATCGGCAGACGCGTCAAGGCTGCGTGGGGGCTGGCGGCGTGAGCACGCGAACAGCCTTGGGATGCCTCGCTGGTTCAACATTCCCCGCCTCGTCATCGTCGCGAAGTGGGCAACCACCCGCTTTGGATTCGCACCCGCCGAATTCGGATTCGCCGCAACAACTGGCACATTCGCCACAGACTTCGCGCTGGCTGCCCGAGGCGTCAGGCAAGAGCCCTTCGGTAAACCGAGAATGCACTACTCTTCGGTGTTGCCCCGCCACGTGATGTCATGGTCGTCTATCCACGATAAGTCGATATCAACGGGACGACTCTCGTGATCGGTGGTGAATTGGTCGGTGCGCGTTCGGCGGGACTCGTCGGGACTGTCGTAGCGCACCTCTGAATCATCGGCGGTGAGGATTGTTTGGAGGAAGCGGGCGGCGTCCAACCTTGAGGCGCGTTGCTCGCTGGCGGATGGCCAGTCGCTGTTGAGGTCGTGGAGTATCCTTCGCGCTTCTCGTCGCATCCTCGGATGAACCGTGCTGGAATCGAAGATTCCCTTGAGGATCCTGGCCAGGGCGTGCTTGTCGGCCTGGAGGACGTCGCTCATCGTGATGGCGCCTCGAAGGGTGGTGATGATGTCGCCGTCGGGGTAGAGGGGCGCCGGGTCTGGGTTCGGGGCCGGTGCGATGAGTTGTCTGACTTTGGCGAGAGTGTCGTCGGATGTCTGTGCGCCGAGGTGCTCGTTCGCGAGACGGAGGAATTGTTCAAGTGTCATCTGGTGGTACGGGTGCGTGGTTTTGGTAGCGATCTCAAGTTTGAGCTCCGTGCGTGGTGCGATCGCGTTCCTGCCGTCCAATTGGTACCAATCTTCTTTAGTGTCGTTGGTAACGAAGAGGGTTGGCCTGTCACTCCTTTCGGCATGGTCGAGGATTTCGCACCATATGAGGTAGTCGCCCTCGGGATCCTCTTTTGCATTGTTGCCCTGGGCGTCTGCGTAGCCGGGTGGCGTTTGGTTTGCGTATCTGGCCTTCGCCTCGGTGACTCGGAGCTCAATGTCGCTGTCGGTGGGGCGAGGGCCCACCTGGGAAGCGTCGCGGAAGAGTTGGTCGATCTCCTCGCGAATCGGATCGGCCGAGCGCACCTCGTCGTAGTCTACGACATGCTCTTTCTGCAGCTTCTCTACCAGATCCAACACCGGGTTCAGCGCAGCGTCGATGGCCTGCTTCATTTCCTCGCGAACCTTTTTGTCTCTTATATTCTGCTCAATTGCGGAGTTCAACGCATTTTTGGAAGTTGAAACCTGTTTGGAGACAGTGCCGTACGCACTGCCTTGGCCCCTCGCGACAGTGAGCCGATTTCGTTGGTACTCGAATGCCGCCTGGTATGGCACCCAGAGTCGAGACCGAACCTCATCGTCTCGGAGTACCGTCAGGACCGCCTCACGTTCATCCTTACCGAGGCGGTATAGCTGAAGGAGTACGTTTGCATCCAGTGCAATGGTTCCCTGGATGACGGTTTTTCGTAGGTCAGAGCTATTGAGGGGGTACCACTCAGGGAATGCAGCGCGCATTGGGTTCCTTAGCAGATCGGGGCGCGGATTTTCCTCATTTAAGGATTCAGATCGAGTTCATTTGTCTCGAAAACCAGGCCGGAGGATTCAGGTGAAAGTCGTGTTTGATTGGGCTTCGATGGGTCTAGAAGAGATTCTCAATATGTAATCTCCATCGCCCGAGAACTTCCTTCTTGCGCAGGAGCTGAATCTGAAGCTCGTAATCTATTACGTCGGGTACCAAGAAAACCAGACGGTTGAACCGGCCGGGAGCTGCGGCAGGCTCGGTCGTTGGGAACGGCCTGTACAGTTCCGCACCTTTGAGTTGAAAGTCAGTCGTCGTACGCTCATCGGGCAGGCAATTTGACTTATCCGGCAGGCACGATTTTGTTCCGCCGTGATCATATATAAGAAAAGAATCGTACCCAGGCGTGTAGAGCTCTTGGATGACGACGTAGGTGTAACCATCGGGGGCGGGTAACTCCCTCAACGGAGCACCGGTCTCGTCGAGGTGCTTCGATTTGTATGCATCTAAGTTTGCATCCAGGTAATAGTCCTGCATGGAGGCGGACCGGCCGTAAACGTCGCTACTTTTGTCAATAGAAAGCTCTTGATCGTGCTTTCGGTGCGGGTTCTGTTCCGTCTGCGATCCGACATCGATTTGTGTCGATTCGCTTGAGGATGCGCCTGAGTCCTCTGTGTCGCCGCACGCCACGATCGCGGAAACGATGCATGCAGCGACGAGTCCGGTGGCGAGTCGAGAACTATTTCTGAGCATTCGCGAAATATATCAGGAGAGGTCTGACGGAGATGAGCGAGAAGATCTTCAATCTTCCCAGAGCTGTGAACGAGGCGGGAGGTCAACATTGCTGTCGTAGAGGGTCTCTGTAACGAGAACCGGTGGCGGGTAGGTCGGCATCGACGCCTGCGTCTGCGGCGAGTATTCGGCATCTCGTGTCGGTGAGTTCGTTTGGCGCCACTTGCTGCTGACGTGGTCTAGGGTTCGTCGCAATCGCGCCCGGTCGGGGTTAACGCCCTTGTCGGGTTCGCTGGTCGTCGCTGGGGCACGCCTTACTCGAGCGTCTTCTTGATTGGAAGCTGCCAATCCACCTCAGGCTGCCCGTCTTTTCGTAGGACCTGGATCTCGAGTTTGTAACTGTCAGCCTCCGGGACGAGGAAGATCAGAGGTTCGAGATCGATCGGGCTCCCGCTAGATATGCGGCGGTACCCAGTAGCAGGCCCACCGTCGTTTGTAAGCCGCACTTGGACGCTATATTCGGAACTGAGCATGCAGTCGGAATAATCCGGTAGGCACACTTTCCCATGACGCCCCTCTCGGATGATCCGGATCGGAGTGGACTCGGGGAATCTCTTTTGAACAACTATGTACGCGCTTCCTCCGGGGGCGGGCTTCCCCAGTGGTTCTCCGTTGGTGTCCAGATGGTCAGACTTGTAGGCGTCCAAGTCGGTTGCGAGGCGGTACCGGTAGGAGTAACTCGTGTGATGATTGCCATTGGTTTCGGCGTTGCTGCCACCAAGTTCGTGGGCGTCCCGCAATGTCATGACTTGGTCGTATGAAAGATACGGATTCCCGTCCACAAACCTCTCGGTGAGCGGGACTGTCGATGTTTCGACTGAAGCCGACGGGCTTTCGTTGACGCCGCATGCGACGGCCATCGACAGTGTGCACGCCACGACGAATCCAGCGGCGATTCCGAAACGGTTGTTCAGCATTGCGAAAATGTATCAGCTAGAAAGTCGCTCGACTTTCAATTCCAGGATGACCGTTGACTGTGGGCAGGCTTGGTCACTGGGGCCTGTGAGTTCTGGCGGTGGGCGCCAGTAGCGTGAAGAAGACGCGCTGAACCAAGTTGGGCCGCACAGTAATTCATGTTTTGTGTCGTAAGGGAGATTGGCACATCGGGCAATTGAGTTAGGGCAACGTCGACTACGTGAGTGGTTGAGAACTGTTGTGGTGCAACATAATTGATTGCCATTTGTGGTAGAATCAGTCCAGAGTTGCGGACTGTCGGGAAGGTGTGACCATGAGCGTTGGGACGACCGAAGCGGATCACTTCTACCTGCCGAGGGTTGATCAGAAAGCTCTACTGGATCTGCTGAAGAAAATCCCTTCACTCGCGGAGGATCTCGCAGTCACGAGGTACCGACAGGATCGGATCGGCAAGGGCGGCATGAAGATCGCATCGGGTACCGATGAGCAGCCCTTGCCGTTCAATCTCGGCGCAAGTAACGCGATCGACGTACTGTTCAACGAGTTGGCAGGTTGGGCTCGGCACGTGTGCGATTCCCGCGGGATCTCGTACATGCCGACCGGGTTCACGCACGACTTCGACTTCGTGGGTCCACTCCGTGAGAGGGAGAACCGCTTGCCGTACGGATATCAGGAATCGGTGCTCGGGTTGGCGCGGTGGCTGCGACGGAACATCATTTCGCTCGCGATGACTGAAGGTGCGGACACCGCATATGTCGACATCAGCAAGGTGATGGATCGATGCTGGGCGACTGTCGACATTCCGGCCGAAGATCCGGTGCCTGTCCACGAGAAGGATGAAGTGCTCGAGCGCGTACGGGCCCGGATGCTGCACCGTGCCGGCATCGTTCAGGTTGCCGAACTGCTGGCGCGTCAGTATCCGGAGTATCGCGGGTTGACCGGAAAACGAGTGGACACGCTCCGCCGATCAGGGCATATTCAGGCTCGATATTGCGGAGTCCTTTCGCGCGCAGAGGTGTTCCGACTTGGCGACGTGATGGATGCCCACCTAGCGCACGCAACGAGACAACGAAAGGCAGCTTGAGATGGGAGTGGACGCTTACCTCTACGCAGTCGGTCCGGTTGCCGATGACGAACTTGTTGCAGCCAACAAGTACATGCTCGGACGAGACAACGGATTCGGTGAAAACTGCGAGGGCGAGTACCTGATGAGGAGCGAGTTCCCACCTGAATACGATCGGATCGAATTTCACAACACACAGCGACTTTACGATCTGGAGTACACCAAAGGGAATTGGCCAATCATCTACGGGGCCATACGACTGATGCAGGTCGCATTTCCTCAGTGTGTCATCCATTACGGAAGTGATGGCATGGACGACTGTCCTGTGGTGACTGATGAACGGATGGAAGAGATCTGGGCGTTCTACTTGGGGCCGGATGGGAAACCGCCTAGGTACTAAGGTTTCCGGGTCAGGCTTAGCGGCACCTCGCGTGTTACGCTAGGCGCGTTGGCGCGAGTAGTGGATGAAAGTCCGCCTCGCGCCTTTGTCGTCCAGGGGCGCGTCTGGATCTGTCGATGCACTAGCCGAAACATCACCGGTGGGTGCTCCAGGAATCAACGCCACAATCTTCCATCCAGGTGCAGTCACCGCCCGGCCGCCATCAGATGCCGGGATCACGGAATCCAAGCGGCTCATCATGGCGGCCTATCGCCGGGCCTCTGCCTGGGTGGAATCAGCTTGCTGCACACCGCGCCGGACCGTGAGACGACGGCGCCCCTTTTGAGGATGGTGCAGCAACCCCCGTCTGCCGTTGTCCCCAAAATTGGGCAGCGTTGGGCGGGGCTCAACTTCAGGAGGTCGCAATGCTCGATATGCAGGTCATCGCCCCCACGCTGAAGGCGCGGAACTCAGCGGCACGAGCTGCAGTCATTGCGGCCGTAGTCATGGACCACCGGGTGCTCGTCATTCATGACGGAGATAGCGCGCGATGCCGTGAAGAGTTCGATGCCGCAATCGAGTTGGCCAAGCACAGGTTCGGCGACCACATCAAGCGCATCCACCGAAGCTATGCCGATACGCGCATCATCTTCGAGCGTGGCGGTGAAGTGCTCTTCGCCTCCATGCGAACACTCGACAGGATCCGCGGATACAACTTCGACATGGTTCTCGAAGCCAGTGCGTGACCTGATCGAGTTCGTCCGAATTGTGTGGGCGCTCATCGAGTTCTGGGTGATCTAGCGGTTGGTCGCTGAGCTCGGCTCATTGCCGGGGCAGTGTCGCTGCTGTCCATTCACTGCCGTTGAACCAGCGGACCTGAGACGGATCCTGCTGATCGGGATACCACCCCGCGGGCATGAGTACCCCCGGGGCGCGTCGCCGCAAGGGCAGGGGAGCGGGCTTGACGACCAGCGCTCGAATGGCGAACACAACCCAAGTGATCACGCCGCCTGTCACCGAGAACGACAACAAGATGAAGAACAGCCCAGCTCCACCCCAGTCCAGCCCTGTGGCCAACAGGAGTAGGACAAGCAGTGCGGCGACAGATATCGCCGCATTGGCGATCTTCGCACCTTGGTCGTTCTTCACGGATCAACTCGCTTCTCTCGATGGTGGATACATCGTGCCACCTCAGACCGGATGCGACGTCCGGATTCCCGATCGGAAGAACGGAGGCACGCAGATGCCCAGCCTCGAGGATCGGCTCTACGACATTGAGGCGTACCTCAGTCGGATGCTCGCAGACCCACATCACAACAAGGCGCAGCTCAAAGTCCTGAAAGATGGGCGAGATTCGCTGGAATTGCAGATCCGCCAACTGCAAGACCATGGCAAGCGCTAAGACCACGACCCAACGAGGACTCGGTTGGGAACACCAGAAGCAGCGCGAAAGGTTACTGAGGGCCCACGTAGAAGGAACCCCATGCTGGTGGTGCGGCGAGCCGATGCACCTCGCCCAGGGTCTCGCCGCAGATCACTCCCACGCGAGGGCTCACGGTGGGACCAAGGCCGACCGGCTACTGCACGGGCTGTGCAACAAACAACGCGGAGACGGCTCCAAAGATGATCTGCGACCCGCGGTTACAGGAAAGCCCCTGGAGCAGGCTCAAGCCGACCAGGCGGCCCTAGGTGTCCGCGTAATGCCCTGGCCATGACCCCCGCCCCGAAATTATCGAGGGAGGGGGGTGCCTGACTGGCCATGTGGTAGTCAGGACGTTTTTTACAGGGCTCTGAAACGCTGCGTGCAATAGGGGGTGACCAGCATGGACGATCTCGATGAGTTCGATCCTGAGATTCATGAAACGGACACCCTTTCTCGTGCCGGTCGCCAGCTTTTCGACTCTTTGTATGACGCACTCGATCCGTATTCGTTGACGGTGCTGATTCTCGAAGCGTCGCGGATCAAGGATCGGCTCGATCTTCTTCATCGCCTGAACTCTGGCGACGAGGATCTGTGGTTCCACCTGGCGCCGACTCGTGGTGACGGCGACGTTCTCGAGATCAAGATCGATTCCGGACTACAGGAGGCGCGCCAGTTGGCGGCGGTCCTACGGCAGATGCTCGTTGAGATCGGCCGGCAGAAGAGCCCGAAGACAGGGGCTGACGATTATGACGGCCTCGCTGATCTGTGAGGATTTTCCGCAGCTAGAGGGTCGGCAAGAGCCGCACAATCTATCCGTCTCTGACGGCGACATCACTCACGGCGAGAAGTCGATCGAGTTGTCGCGTCGAGCCGGCATGAAGTCAATGCCGTGGCAGAGGGAATCACAGCACGCGATTCTGTCGATGACATCTGCGGGTCGGTGGACTCACCCTGACTGCTGCTTGATTGTTCCGCGGCAGAACGGCAAGTCGGAAATCCTGATTCAGCGCTGCTTGTACGGGCTTTTCAAGCTTGGTGAGACGATCATCTACACGGCGCAGCGCTGGAAGACTGCTCGCGATGCGTGGAAGCGCATGATGCAGATCATCAAGTCTCGCTCGTGGCTGCGGAGTCGAGTTGTGCGGTCGACGTGCTCGCAGGGCGAAGGGATTATCGAGCTCGAGGACGACATAACGATCTCGTTCGGCACTCGCTCGAATGACACCGGCCGAGGATTGACCAAGGTCGATCTGATCATCTACGACGAGGCATACAACCTCACCGACGGCGAACTCTCGGCGATGTCGTTCGTACAGATGGCGGCTGAGAATCCACAAACGATCTATGCGTCGTCGGCGGTGAACAAGGATCAACATCCGAATGGTGCTGTGCTCGCAGCGATTCGGAAGCGCGGGCTCAAGCTCGACGAAGGTCTGTACTTCGCGGAGTACATGGCGCCCGATGACATGGATCGCGAGTCTGAGGAGACTTGGAAGTACGCGAATCCGTCTTACGGCGTTGTTCAGACTGCGGAGAAGATTCTGCAGATCATGAAGCGTCTGTCGACTGAGGCGGGCCGAAAAGGCTTCGACGTCGAGGCGTTGGGTCGTGGCGATTGGCCGGTCGAAGCTGAAGATGCTTCATGGTCTGTGATTCCAGAACTGATGTGGACCGACCTCGTCGACGAACGTCCAGAACTCACCGGGCCGATCGCTCTCGGCATGGACCGAACACTCGACCGCAAGTGGTGGGTGATCGCTGCCGCTCAGCGCACTGTCGTAGGTCGAATCCATGTGGAAGTCGGCTACTTTCAATCGGCGGCTCAAGCGGAGGTGGTCGACTTCCTGGTTGACATCGTCACAGCGTGGGATCCATGCGCGCTGGCCACTGATGCGAACTCGCCGGCGAAGGTGCTCGAGCCGCTCTTGCTTACCGCGGGCATCGAACTGATCAAGACGACTGGCAATCAAGCGGTGCAGATGTGCGGCGGCCTGTACGACGACGCCGAGTCGAAGGTTCTTAGTCACAGCGATCAGCCGGTCCTCAACGACGCTGTCGAGGGTGCCGTCAAACGGTTCTTGCCGCAGGGCGATTGGGCTCTCGACAAGCGCGGCGACACGATCGTCGCTCCGATGGTCGCCGCGGGTCTGGCGCGATGGGCATTGCTGACATTCGGCAGCCGAGCATCGACGCCGCCCGCCAGCCCTGCGTTCAAGCCACCGTCAGCAAGTCGTTCAGTCGACGAATTCGACGCTCTATCAGCTGCTTTCTAAGGGGGAACGATGGTCGAAACCAAGCGAGCGATGCCCTCTACGGCTGAAGTCGGTTACGTCAACGGCAAGGGCAATGACTGGCATCAGTGGGACGACGACGAGAAGGTCCCAGAACTGCAGTGGCCCGACTCGGTGCACGTCTACTCGCGAATGATGAAGGAAGACGGCCGAGTCGCATCGGTCCTTCAGGCGATTGGCTTGCTGATTCGTCGGACTGCTTGGCGGATCGATCCGAATGGCGCTGACCCCAAGGTGGTCGAGTTCATCGCCCAGAACCTCGGGCTGCCGATCGTGGGAACCGAGCCGGATTCGAAGGCCCGATCGCGTGGAAGGTTTTCGTGGCAGGAGCATCTGCAAACAGTGCTCCTCATGCTTCCGTACGGTCACAGTTTCTTTGAGCAGGTCTACCGTGTCGACGAGAACGACGTGACCTGGCTACACAAGCTCGCGCCGCGTCCGCAGAAGACGATCTCGAAGATCGATGTCGCGCTCGATGGCGGTCTCGAATCGATCAGGCAGAGCCCGCCGGCAGGACCTCTGACTGTGGCATCGATGTTGCCGGACGGTTTTGTCATCGACGTCTCGCGGCTTGTCGCATACGTGCGCGACCCGGAGCCGGGCGAATGGATCGGTACCTCATTGCTGCGTCCGGCCTACAAGCATTGGATTCTCAAAGACGAATTCATGCGCATCCAAGCTGCCACAGCCAAGCGCAACGGCATGGGCGTCCCGGTCGGCACCGCATCGTCGAACGATCAGGGCGAGGTCGACAAGATGCAGGAGTTGGCGTCGAGCTTCCGCGGAAGTATGCACGCGGGTGTAGGTCTCGCAGAAGGCCAGACGATGCAGCTACTCGGCGTGAACGGAAACCTGCCGGACATGGGGCAGGCGATCGAGTATCACGACAAGCAGATTGCGCTCGCCGCGCTCGCCCACTTCCTCAACCTCGACAAGGGTGGCAGTTTCGCTCTCGCGTCCGTCCAGGAAGACATGTTCGTCCAGTCTGTGCAGACGGTTGCAGAGTCCATCGCCAACACGGCGAATGCGCACATCATCGAAGATCTGGTCGACATCAACTTCGGTGAATCCGAAGCGGCGCCGCGAATTGTGTTCGATGAGATCGGCTCTCGTCAGGACGCAACCGCAGCATCTCTGGCGCTGCTGGTACAGAACGGACTTCTCGAGGCTGACGAGGCGCTGAAGATCGCAGTCCGGCAGAACTTGGGCTTGCCGACGAACTCCAAGGCTGCTGAGGAGTCGACGACATGACCGATCTGGTGACGCCCGACCGCCCAATTCTCGTGACTATCCCCAACGTCGAGCTGATCAAAGCCGGATCCTGGGAAATCTCGACGGGCACATGGAATCCAACGTCGGAAGATCTCTACGCCGCAGTCGCTGCACTGAGTTCGCCGGCCATCCGACGCCCCACTCTCAAGCTCGGCCATACCGATCCGAGGTTCGACGGTGAGCCGACGATCGGCTACATCGACAATCTGCGCGTCGAGGACAACGGGACCACGCTCGTCGGGGACTACTGCGGCCTTCCTGGTTGGCTCGGCGACATCATGGCGTCCGCCTACCCGGATCGCTCGATCGAAGGCCGGTACAACGTCACCGACCAAACCGGCAGAACTCATCCATTCGTTCTCGAAGCGGTTGCGCTACTAGGCGTCACATCGCCTGGCGTCGGGACACTCGGGAGCATCATCGACGTCGCCAAGCTGTACGGCGTGGCGGCTACTTCCAGCGGAAAGGAGTCATTCACGATGCCAGTATCCAAAGACGGATCACCGCACGCTTCCGCTGTTGTGGTCGCTGCGTCAGTGACTGTGGCGGAGCTGCAGAGCTCGTTCTACAACGGGCCCGCGGCAAACAGTTGGTGGTGGATCGAAGACATCTTCGTGGACCCACCCGAAGTGGTGGCAATCAACGACGAGGACGGCACCCTGCATCGGGTGCCGTTTGTCGTTGAAGGCGACGAGATTACGTGGGGCGAGCCACAGGAAGTGAAGCGCGAGTACGTCGCCGCTTCCTCCGGGCTCCGCGAACCCCTGGCCCACTGGGCCGACAAGGAATCCTCTCGGGCCGGCGTGCCAGAGAAGACCGTGGCCGCAACCTCGGGCACGAACACATCCGATACAGAAGGAGGCTCGACTGTGGCATTCACGGATGAGCAGATCAAGGAACTCCGCGAGGCCCTCGACCTCCCGGACACCGCAACCGAGCAGACGCTCTTCGATGCGCTGCTCGACAAGGCGACGGCCCCCGACAAGTCCGAGGACGAGTCGGAATCCAACACTCCAGTCGCAGCGTCGATCTCGAAGCTGAGCGAGGTCGCTAAGGCGAACGGACTCGTGTTGGTCGAGGCCAGCGGATACGAGGAGACCCGAGCAATGGCCGAGCGAGGCGCCAAGGCGCTCGATCGCCAGGAGAACGCCGACCGCGAGAAGTTGGTTTCCGAGGCCATCCACGCCGGCAAGATCCCGACCGCTCGAAAGGATCACTGGCTCAAGGCTCTCGAAGCCGATCCCGAAGGCGTAGCTGCATCACTCGCAGCGCTCGCGCCGGGACTGATCCCGGTATCCGAGGTAGGCCACAGCGTTGCCGCCTCGACCGAGACCGCCGAGCTCGGCTGGTTCGGTGCATCTACCCCGAAGGAGGCCTGATCATGGCGAACGAAAACATCGGCGTGTACGAACCCGGAGCTGATATCTCCGGTCGCGCAAAGACTGCAGTCACCGGAAAGCGATTCCTCGCCATCGTCGGCAATCGCGACGGCGGGAACATCTCGGTCGGTCACGCAACGGCGGCCGGTCGCACATGCGGCGTCTCGGACCGCGACACCGCGGCAGGCGATCTCGTCGGAATCAAGCGAGGCAAGGACCGCGTCACCTTCGTGACCGCCTCCGGACCCATCGCCGCCTTCGCCGAGGTGGAGGTCGGCGCCGCTGGCGTCGCAGTCACCAAGACATCGGGTGTAGCCGTGGGCTACGCCGTCACCGCTGCAGCGTCGGGTGCCGACGCTGAGATCAGCCTCTACTGAAAGGGGACGCATCATGCCTTCTCCCTCTCCCGTGGCGTACCCGCTCGGTGCGCCCACCCTCGTCGGCGGCGTCCTCACCGTCGACACTGCCCTGAAGCAGCCGCAGCGCATCACCAAGCGGCTCGCCGACATCACGCTTCAGAAGTTCATCGTGGACAAGATCTTCTCGTCCTCTGGCGTCTCTGTCGCGTCCGGAGCCGTGATCTACGACCAGGTCGTGGCAAACGAGCTCTACACCGCTCGTGACATCGAGCAGCGTGCGGCCGGCAACGAGTACCCGATCGTCGGCGGCGAGCGCCAGGACCCCAAGACCGCATCGGCCGAAGACTGGGGTGGCAAGTTCTTCATCACCGACCAGGCGAAGAGTCGAAACGACGTCGTGTACTTCGACAACCAGGTGACTCAGCTCGCCAACACGGTTGTGCGGAAGGTCAACGCGCGCGCAGTCGCAACTCTCGAGTCCGCCATCGCCGGTCTGAACGGCGCGGGCGTGGTCCCTGGCCACGACTGGTCGAACGTCACCCTCTCGGGCAACGCACCGACCCCCAACGCGGAGCGCCCCGGCGCCGACTTCGCCAAGGTCCAGCTTGCCGCCGACCGCGAAGAACTCGGCGTGGTCTACGACCTCTGGATCGTGAACCCGCAGGAGAAGGCGAACCTGGTCATCGCTTACGGCGAGGACTATGAAGCCATCCTCCGGGCATCCGGGATCGAGATCTTCGATTCCAATCGCGTGACCGCCGGCACCGCCTACGCCGTCGCGCGCGGCCAGGTCGGTTTCCTCGACTACGAAGTCGGCCTGACGACCGAGACGTGGCGAGAAGAGAAGACGCGCAAGAACTGGGTCCAGTCCTACGTCCAGCCGATCTTCGGAGTTACGAACCCGTACTCCATCAAGAAGGTCACCGGATTGGCGGGCTGACATGACCGAGAAGACGATACGAGTTGCGGTATGGGAGTACCTCAACCACGAAGGTAAGCGACGGTTCGCCTACTTCGGTGACGTTGTCGATCTGCCGGATTCGGAGATCGAGCGCGGTGAGCAGGTCGAGGCTTTCGGCGCAGATCTGACGCTCTCGGATCTCGCTAATCAGCCTGATCCGTCGACCAAAGCGGAAGTGCCTGCAGAACAACCTGCTACTCCGGCGGATCCTGGCACGGCAACCTCGGACACTCCACCGGCTTCCGACGTCAAGCTCGAGCGCCCGAAGAATGCGGCGCCGAAGCCTGAATGGGTCGAGTACGCAGCCTGGCGGGGTGTCGACGGTGTCGAGGAAATGAGCAAGGACGAGCTCGTCGCCGCAGTCAACGCGCTCGACGCACAGTGAGATGAGGGGGCTTCATGGCATTCGCAACACCTGACGAGCTTGCGGCGCAATGGGGCCCCCTCGATTCGATCCAACAGGCGCGGGCGACCGCACTGTTGGACATGGCCGAGCGCATGCTGCGAAAGCACGTCGACTTCAGTGGAGCACAAGCGGGCGATGACCTGCTGGAGATCGCCAAGCAAGTGTCGATCGACATGGTGATCGATGCGCTGATTCCCGGGCAGCACCGAGGGAAGTCGTCGTACTCGCTGGCTGCCGGAAGTTTTCAGGAATCGGCTACCTTGCTGAACCCCTCGGCGACGCTCGTATTCACCAAGGATCAGCGCGCCCTGTTCGACCTTCCGGGAGGCGCTTCGCCGCGGTGGTACTTCGGGGATGATCCCCAGTGACATTCTCTCTGACTCGTTCTGTGGAGCATGCCGCGTATGTCGCAGCTGGCGAAGACGAGCTGGGCAACGAAATCGCCAGCTACGCCTTGCCAGTCACGGTTCGCGTATTCGGCTGGGAGCCGCCGCGATCGAATGAGCCTGCCTTGGCCGGCCACGATCGCGTTGTCGTCGACTTGAAGCTGTATGCGCCACAGTCCATGGGCGCCAAGCCTGCTGACTACGTGATGGTTGGTGGCAAACGCTTCGAAGTGATCGGCTGGCCCGAGGATCCGAATGACAACGGCATCTGGAGCCCCGGTCTCGTGTCGGTCAATCTACGAAGAATCGAGGGTTGATGGCCAAGCGGATGAAGGTAACCCACGCCGAGGGTGTCGACATTCTCGGTGAGGTCGCGGTGAGTGTGGAAGAGGGTATTCTCCTCGTCTTCACCGACCAGACGAAGACCGTACTGATCAAGGCTTATAACCGCGAGGTGTGGGCCTTCGCCGAGTTCGTGGAGGTGGACGGTGAAGTTCGAACCGAATGAACAAGCCTTCTTTCACATCCGCAGCGTGCTCGCGCGACCATTGGTCGAATCGACCGCGGCGCGCATCGCCGGATCGTTCGGCGCCGGATACGGCTGGTCGTCCAGGCAAGGTCAGAAGCGCTGGCGCGCAAGCGTCTACCCAAAGACGTGGGCGGCTCGCATGGACAACGCTACGAACAACACGATGGTCCGACGATTCGGGAGTGGATGATGGCCGACAACTGGGGCGAAGCCCCTCCGTCACAGGCGGTCATGGTCGTAGCGCTCAAAGCCGGACTGGCTGCCGAGGGCGACACCACGCACGTTGGAACGAAGGCGCCGAGAGACACGGAAAACCCGAGCGCTCGCCGGATCCGCGTCTCTCGCATCGCCGGTGGAAGTGAAACCTTCGCCACTGATTCGGCGCGGTTTCTGATCGAGTGTTGGGACCCTAGTGAATTGGCTGCCGAGCAGTTGGTGAACAAGGTGCGTCGGCTCCTGAAACAGTGCCGGGGGCAGCGGTTCGCCGGGGCGTTCATTCACGGATCCAAAGCGACCTCACTTCCCGTCAATTTTCCCGATCCCGGCACGTCGTCGGCCCGTTTTCAATTCACCGGTGAGCTGACCATCGGCTTGCTGTAACAGATTTCGCTCGACCCTCTGGCCCGGTGCAACGATGCCTGAGAGGGGCAAATCATGACTGTCAATGTTAACAACGCGTTCGTCGGCACTCCTCCCATCGATGGAGGCGTGTTCTTCCGCGCTCCGGTGGGAACCGAACTTCCCACCGATGCACTGTCCGCGCTCGATCCGCTGTTTCTCGATCACGGTGCCGTGGGCGAGGACGGTATGACTGTCGCCCAGACTCGCGACAACACCGACATCAAGATGTTCGGTGGTAAGACGTTCATCAACGTCCAGACCAACTACGACGAGACGATCACCATCACGCTGCTCGAGGACGATCTCGTGGCAGTGCTCAAGACCTCGTTCGGTGATGCCAATGTCATCACGACTCCTGCGACCGCGCTGCATGGTGTGCAGAAGACGATCTACCACACTGCCGATCCGCTGCCGATCAGTTCCTTTGTCGTCGAGGCGATCTCCGGAAAGAAGACGAAGCGCTACGTCGTCGAGAACGGCCAGGTTGTCACGGTCGGTGAAGTGAAGGACGTTCACAACAACGTCACGAGCCGCACGCTGACCATCAAGACCTACGCGCCGACTTCGGTCGAGCTCAAGGGCGGAAACGTGGTCGAGTACCGCGACGACGGAGTCCTGACCCCTTAGTCGCCGTGCCGGGCCCAGCCACCTTGCCGAGCACGGCGCTACTCCCAGGAGGTAACTGATGACGTACGCCGAACAGACCTGGACCGACAACGATCCGTCCACCCCACTGTCCGCTTCGCGACTCCGTCACATTGAAGAGGGCGTGAAGGGTGCCCACGATTCGATCGACGAGCTGCCTGCGCCATTCTCTGGCGCGTACGGCGACCTTTCCGGCAAGCCGACCATTCCCACCTTGCCGGTGCTGGCGACAGCTGTCGAATTACAGGCAGGAACAGTCACAACGTCGCGTTTGGTGAGTCCCAAGCTGATTCACGACGAGATTGCACGGCAGATCGCTGCCATCGCGCCGTAACGGCGCTGAACCCACCCGGCAGGGGTTGATTGACACCCCACTGCACCGGGCCGCCCTTGCCGGGTGGCCTCAATGCCCGGTCGCATATCTCCCATAAGAAACACAACGAAAGGCCTGGTGCAACATGGCAACCCATCGCATTACCTCCGCACACGCTGAAAAGTCGAAGCTCAAGATCGAATTCGAGACTGTCGATCCAGCCGATGAAAACGCCGATCCGATTCTTCACACTCTGAACGTGCCGAAGTGGCACTACCGGCCGAAAGCTGTTGTCCTTGAGTCCAAGAAGTGGCTCGAAAAGGAGAACGCCGACCGCAAGAAGTCCAAGGACGATGAAGTCACCGCACTCGAGCTGATGATCTTCACGGTCGGACTCGTGCAGCCCGAATTGAAGCCGCTCGTCGACGGACTGTCGATGGGGGAGCAGCACGAGATCTGGCAGGTCTGGTCGGGGGAGGTGCCGATCTCTGAGGGGGAATCGGAAGCCTCCTCAGAATCCTAGAAGACAGGAAAGCTGAGGGGGCCATACAGGCCGACCTACTGGACAGAGGGCGGTCGCTCGAAGACTTGGGCGACACCCTCTCCTGGTGGGACCTGGCGTGCATCATCGAGAACTTGCCTGCGTCGTCGGCGTACTCGCGCTACCTGGATCCGGATGCTATCTACCGGACGCCGGAGAACATGATCGCGATTCTCGCCGCAGATGGCGCGCGCGGCACGAACGCGCTCTTCAAGCTCCTGGTCTCAGATCCGGCAAGTAGGCCCGAGCCGCCCAAGAAGTCTGGCGTCGTCATAGATGCACGCGCAGAGATCAAGAAACGTCAGGCCCAGTTCGCCGCACAGAAGGCGGCGGAGGCCGTGTGACAACTCAATAGTGGAGGTGCTCCGTGGCAACCGAACTCGGCGTTGGATACCTGTCGATCGTCCCGGAGACCTCCAAAGTCATCCCTGGTATCGACAAGGCGCTCACCGGTGCCCAGGCCAATGCTGACCGGGCTGGCCAGGGGATGGGCAGCAAGATCGCCGGTGGCATCGGCACCACACTCAAGTTCGGTGCCGCCACTGCAGGAGCTGCCGCCGCCGGCGTCATCGGTACGGCACTGACCCAGGGTATGGCCCGAGTCGTTGCGATCGACGATGCCAAGGGCAAGCTCGCGGGACTCGGCCATACGGCCGAAGGTGTCACCACCATCATGGATTCCGCTTTGGCTTCCGTGAAGGGGACCGCCTTCGGCCTGGGCGATGCTGCCGGCATCGCAGCATCGGCAGTCGCCGCAGGGATCAAGCCCGGCGAGGAACTGACGAAGTACCTCACCCTCACCGGTGACGCAGCGACCATTGCCGGATCCTCACTCGAGGAAATGGGCTCGATCTTCAACAAGGTCCAAACGTCCGGCAAGGCGTACACCGACAACCTGAATCAGCTTGCCGACCGTGGCATCCCGATCTTCCAGTGGCTCCAGGACGAGTACGGCGTCACCGCCGAAGAGCTGTCCAAGATGGTCAAGGAAGGCAAGGTCGACGCCGAGACCTTCAACAAGGTCATCCAGGAGAACATCGGCGGCGCCGCGCTCGAATCCGGCAAAACGCTTCGCGGTTCATTCGCGAACATGAAGGCTGCGCTCGGCCGCGCCGGTGCTGCAGTGATCGAGCCGTTCCTGCCGATGATGAAGGCAGGCCTCGGAAAGGTTATGGAGTTCACCGACAAGGTGACACCCCACCTGAAGGCTGGCGCCGAGAAGGCTGCCTCAGGACTGACTGACATGGGTCGCGCATTCATGTCGTCGGGAGACTCCATCGAGGGCCCGGCGACGAAGATGGAACGCTTCGGCGTCAAGGCCCGCGAGGTAGTAGACGGCATCAAGGGCGTCTGGTCCATCCTGTCGAAGGGCGAGTTCGCAGGGGCCAAGATGACCTTCGGCCTCGAAGAGGACTCGAAGACTGTCGACATCCTGTTCAAGATTCGCGAAGGCGCACAGGCACTCTGGGATGTCGTCAAGTCCCCTTCGGGTGAGAAGTTCACAACCTTCCTCGAGACCGTCAAGGGCACCGGTGGCGAGGCTGCGAACTCGATGGGCAAGGTCGAGTCCGGCGCCAACACTCTTACCGAGGCGTTGAAGTCGATAGGCTCCGCTGCCGCCGGCGGTGCAACCGCGCTCGTGAGTTTGGGTGGCGATACGGCAACAGTCGCGGTCGTCGGAATCAAAGCTCTTGGCTCCGTGATGGGCTACTTCGCCGATCACACCGGTCTTGCAACCGCAGCCCTGGCAGGCCTCGCAGCAGCGTTTGCGATCTCGCAGACAGCTCAGACGGCCTTCCATCTCTCGCGCGTAGCAAACGCAATCATGATGCCAGCGCAGATGTTGGTTCAGCGCCAACTCACTGCGGCACTGGTGGCGCATACCGCTGCGCTTGGCCGGCATATGGGTGTGGATACCGCCGCGACGGCGACCACGCTCCGCGGTGCTGCAGCTCAGCGGATCAGGGCTGCAGCGACAAGTGTCAGCAATGCAGCGACGGTCTCCGCCACGTCCTCGCTCGCTGCTTATGCAGCTGCTCAGCGTGCGGCAGCGGCATCGTCTGGCGTGTTTGTGGGCGGATTGCGGCAAACCGCAGCGTCGACAGCCATGGCCGGTGCGCGTGTCGGGGCACTGGGTGGCGCGGCAATGTCGGGCTTGAAGTCCGGGGTTTCGGCGGCATCCGCGATGATCGGCGGCCCGTTCGTAGCGGCTGCCGTGGCGGCCGGGGCTGCCCTGTGGGCAGTCAACTCGTCAAGCAACAAGACCGAGGCCGCGCTCGACTCCATACGAACCTCCGCTTCTCGATCGGCGGATTCCTTCAGGGAGTACCGCGCGAGCCTGGATGAGGCTTTCGCATCGTCAGGTGGCAACGTCGATGGTGGCGTGAAGGCTGCCGTGAAGAGCCAGATCGATTCCATTCAAGGAGATCTGGATTCGGCCGCCAAGAGTATGCCGAGCGCCTGGGACAATATTGTCGGTCACCTGACTCTTGAGGGCATCGGCGAAGTCAACTCGGTCAGGGAAGTCGCTTCTGCCGCAAAGGAAGCGCAGGAAGCGTATGCAGCTCTCGGCGTTGAAACTGCCGACGTAAACAAGGGGATTACGGGTTCTCAGGCCGAGTGGGAGCGGTTGAAGTTCCGGATAGACCAGTCGGGTGAGGCTGGCGCGGAGCTGACTGCGAAGTACACGAAGATGCGCGAGGAGTTCGTTGCATCTCAGACATCTGCCAGCAAGGTCAATGACGCACTGAAGGACATTGCTTCCGGTGCGGTCGGCGCCTCCGCTGGCATCGATGGCCTGACGAGTGCGATGTCGACCTGGCGCGGCGACCTCATGACTGCAGAGGAATCTCAGGCGAAGGTCACGCTGGCTTTGAGCCAGTTTGCCCAGGCTGCCGCAACCGCGGGTGGTTCTGCGCGCACGGCGTCGGGTGAACTCGATCTGACGACTGCAGCGGGCGCTGGCCTACACAGCCAAATGCAGTCGGTGGCCAATGCGTTCGACATGGCAGGCGCCTCTGCTGCCCAGTCTGCGCAGGATCAGAAGCTGAATACGTTCGACACGGCTGCAGCCGTAGAGGCGGCTGGGCAGAGAGTGCGTGACGAGTTCATTCGTCAGCGCATGGAAGCAGGCGACACGCTCGCTCAGGCAACTGCTCTGGCGGATCAGTATCGACTGTTCCCGAAAGAGCTTCCCACCCACATATCGCTAACGGGCGCGGCTGAAGCTCAGGCTGCGATCGACAACTTCATCAGAAATAACACCGGCAAGTCCGTAGACATCATGCAGAACGTCTACACCCAGCCCGCTGGCCCCGCGATGCCTACGAGCCTGGAGGGGATGTACGGGGTTCCCGCAGGTAGGGCAGAGGGCGGCCCAATCACCGGCGGCATTCCGGGCAAGGATTCTGTACCTATCCTGGCGATGCCTGGTGAGCACGTTCTCACCACGGCCGATGTCGACCGACTTGGCGGCCAAGCTGGTGCGTACCGTTTCCGGGCCGCGCTCGCGCAGGGCAAGGTCGGCAAATTCGCGGCCGGTGGCGCGGTTGGTGAGGCTGTCGACGCAGCCCGAAGTGTCACTGGAGTCAAGTACAAGTGGGGCGGCGTCGGCCCTGACGGGTTCGACTGCTCCGGATTCGTCGGATGGCTGCAGCAGATCCTCATGGGATTCGGCAAAGCCACGAGTCGGATTTACACGACCTACAGCCTGATCGGCGGCGCGACAGCAGGTCTCGCGAAGGGGCTGAACTCGGCCTCGCCGTTCAACGTGGGTGTCTCGGAAGAGCATATGGCCGCGACTCTCGACGGTCAGCCCGTCGAATCCGGCGGTTCGCACGGTGATTCACGGATCGGTGCGCCCGCCGTTGGAGCGAATGACGGACAGTTCCCGTACAAGTTCCACCTGCCGCTCGACAAGATCGCCGGGGGATACTCGCCGGGATCGGGCACATCGGCCAATCAGTATTCGAGCGGCGAATCGACGTGGACCGAAAAGGACGATCTGGCACTCGAATCGGCTCGTGTCTCGATTCAGCAGGCAAAAGAGGCCCGAGACAAGGTCTACGCCAACGAGAAGAAGTCCGCGGCTGACCGGCAACAGGCTGACATCAGGGTGCAGCGTGCGGAGCAACGGGTCATCGACCTGGAAGCGAAGCGCGAGGGCGCCGGCAGTGCCAAGTCCTACGGCCCTGCCCCGGATCTACCGGGCGAGATGACGGATGAGGCGATGGAGCTTCGCAACGCGGAGATCGCTGTCACCGAGGCTGAACTCGCACGCGACCGGGCATACGGCGAGTCGGATTCCACGAGCATCGACAAAGAGAAGGCCGATATGGCCGTCTATGCAGCGCGTAACCGCTTGTCGGAGACTCAGAAGAAGTTGCTCGAGGAAGGGGGCAAGTCCGGCGACAAGTCGCGGCTGAAGACGTTCGCAGAGATCGGTTCCGACCTCGGCGGCATCTTGGCTAACGGGTTGCTTGAGACGTTCGGACTGCAGGATTCACTTCTTGCGGATCCGAACAAGTTCTTCGCGGACAACACCGGACCCACCGGTGCGCGCACGACGGAACCACTCAAGAAGCCGAAGCCGTTGGGTGAAACTCCCGCGACGGAAATCGTTGCTCCACCGACGATGACCATCAGCTTGTCGGAAGCGATGACTCAGCTCCCGTTCACGCCGGACTGGAATGACCCACTCGGGACGCTCAAGAAGTTGAGTGCGTTCGATCAGGGCGGCGAGGCATCGGGCTTGGGATTCATGCCCAAGGCGATCCTCGAGCCCGAGCGGGTTCTATCGCCGCGGACCACGCAGGACTTCAACCGTCTCGTCGGGGTTCTCGACCGAGGAGACGTTCTGAACGACTTCGAATCCGGCAACCAGCGCGATGGGGGGAGCACGACATATGCCCCCACGTTCACCGGGCTGCTCGACGAGGAGCAGATGTTTTCGATGTTCGAACGCTGGCAGCGCCGGACCCAAACCGGCGGTGGCCAGAGGACTGTCGCTCACCGTTCCCGTCGCCGGTGACAACGATTCGTAGGAGGTGCCGCGCATGGCAAAGAATTTCGGATACATAGATATTCTCGGCCGTCCGTGGCACCTCTACGGGTTCATGGAGGCCGCGGAGAATGTTGCGATTCTCGACAAGGCGTCGGGACTGTATCTGCCACCGGAAGAACTCGTAACGTCGTCGGGCGCGTGGCAGATCGGTTCGACGCCCCGTAAAACGATCGAGGACGAGCGCAAGGTCGGACTTCTCATCGGCACCCGAGGTGCGACCGAGGACATTCACGACGAAGTCGAGAGTGCTTGGTGGGACGGCTGGTCGACAGAGAAGGCCGGCCGCTTCACGGCGAGCAAAGGCAGCGGCCCGTACCGCTGGCTCGATATCCGCAAGAGCAAGAACCCTCCATCGGAGTGGTCGATCGCGCCCGACGTGAACAACTTCATGGAGCACGACATGGAGTTGGTCGCGTGCAATCCGGCATGGCAAGCGGGGATGCGTGAAGACGAGCAAGTCGTCTCAGGTCAGCGAATCTTCGAACTCACCAATCCGACGGACCGGCCGTTGTGGCCGATCATTCTCGGCACGCCCGGATCGACTTGGGAAATCCAAGACGGCACGACATCGCGGATGGTGAAGATGCCGGCGCTCAATCAGAACTGGAAGCTGTACACGGATCCGCAGGTTCGAACGCTCGAAGTCGAAAACGGGCCGGCCGTGTGGCCGGAAGCGATGCGCGGCGTCACGTTCACTGATCCGATTCCGCCGCGAACCATCTATCCGATTCAGTTCAAGATCAAGGGCACTGGCGACATTCGCATCGAATTGATCGACCAGTACTCGAAGCCGTGGGGGTGATCCGGTGAGCGTACTCAGCGCAGTCTCGGAAAAGATCACCGCTCGGCGCGAGAAGGAAGAACGCGATCACAACGCGCGCGACCGAATCGGGCTGTGTGACAAAGAGTGGCGGCTGATCACCGAGATCGTCGGAGAAGAAGAAGTCGACTTCGGCAAGATGATCAACGACACCGAGGAAGGGCGGTTCGTTCTCCCCGGTGACCATCCGTGGAATGACTGGCTCGTCTATCAGAACACGGTCGAGGAAGACATTCACTTCTACGTCGAGCCGATCGACAATCCCGAGAAACGCATCGGGTACAAGGTGATCGACATCGAGGTGGAGTTCAACGCTGACGACGGATACGAACGCGTCACAGTAATCGGTCTCGAAGACATCGAGCACCTCAAGAACAACTTGGCGTGGGCAAACACGCTCGCACCGTTGGAGTTTCAGTTTCCGAAGTCCGACGTCCAGGCCAAACGCGCGAAGACCGCGGTTCGCTCGTATCTCTTCCGGAACTTCCTCCGCGAGTACCAATCGAGTTGGCTTCCTCACCCGTTCAACCTGTGGGACAAGTCCTATTGGAAGAACAACATCGATCCGTCAAAGTGGAAGGTACTGATCGCCCCGCAGATCGGTCCGGACACATCCGAGTGGACTGTTCTCGCAGCACGGTTCGATAACCTGTGGGATCTGATCAAGGCCACTCTCGAAGACGCCGGCCTGATGCTCACGACTCAGCGGTGGATGCCCGGCGACTCACAACCGTTCCCCGACTACTGCATTCTCACCGAGGCGACGCTGATCATCGACGTCGTCGAAGCATCATTCGTCAGTGGTGCGACGGGAACGATCCTGGACCCGATCCTCGACCTCGTGCGCATAGTCTTCCCCGACGGCACGTCGGAGACGGTCACGATCGCGGATCCGAACTCCGGCCAGATGCCTCCGGACGGGGTCAATCCTCCGGTGGTGATCTGGCGAAGATCGCAACACCAAGGCCTCGTGAACTCGAAAATGGGGATACATCACGCGACCGGTCACACCGTGATCATCGGCGGGAAAAGTCCTCAGTGGGTCAATAATTCGGTCAAGCTCTTGCTGAACTCTGCATTGGCGTACATCGGACTACTCATAGGCCTGCCAGCGGCCGGACTCGGCATATTCGACCGAGCTGTCGAAGACGTCATTCTCGCGTGGCAGCGGTTCACGAACTTCAAGCGCAAACAGTCGATGGGCTCACACTCGTATCGACAGACGTACGCGCCGGGTGACGCCTGGTCACTATCCGGTCTACAGGGCGGCCGAGTTGCCCTGCACGAGAAACGCGGGTTCATCTCGTTCACCGCGGGCGTGATCGACGGCGTGCCATACCGAATCGGCCAAGACGTAGATCTCGGTCATCGCTGCGGATTCGAGATCGGCAAACGAATCTGGCTCTCGTACGTGGTGAAAAAGCGCCGCAAATGGTCACGGACACAGCCACCGATATGGGAGATCACGATCGGCGATTCACGCGAGGACGAACTCCCCGGCTCGTCTGCACTCCGACTGATCGAAACCCTGCACGCGGAATCGACCAGATATCAGAACCTCATCTAGGAGCGATCGACTATGGCGGAGCACCACCCTGCATTTCCGTACACCTGGCCCGAGTCGATGCACCCCTACAGCTTCATTTTCCTGCATCCGCCGTTCGACGAAAATGGCTCAGCGGGAGTTTCTTTCGAGACTCCGCAATTGAACTCACTCGGGAAGTTTCTCGAAGACCTCGGAGTGAAGTTGCCGAACATCGCTCCGCGATCGATCACGTTGCGGATACGAATCGTCGAGCAGCTCTCGGGCGCGGAGGACGAGTATTTACTCGATCACCCGCTGACCATTCCAGTGCCGGACGCCGACAAGACAGCCTGGCGCATCGTCGCTGGCAGTCGGGTTCCGCCCGGACTTGGGCTCGACAAGCATGGGGGACTGATCGTCGGCCGGCCGAGTCAGACCGGGTCATGGATTGTTCGAATTCACGTCGGCCCGCTTGTTCATTACCAGCCGCCGCTCGTCGGTGAGATCGGCCCGAACAACCTTGGCCAGTGGGTCGACATCGACAAGCCCATCGAGCGCCAAATTCGCACACCGGAACTCGACGATCTTCCCCTCGAAGACCTTCCCGAGAAAGAGATCGAGAAGGTCCGCACGGCGCTGGCGAGATACGACGCCATGCGCCCGAAACATCGACCACCTCACGAGGAGTATGACAATGGCTCAGTACAAAGCTGACGTCGATATCTACACATCGAACGATTCAGGTCCGCGCAACACAGGCGCGCTGAAGTGGATTATTTTCCACACCACCGAGAACAGCGGCGCCACGACTGCGCAGGATGTTGCTCGATATCAGCAGAACCCGTCCGCCGGCGGCTCGTACAACGTGCTGACCGACAAGTTCGGCACTTCGGTCCGATCGAACGACGACAACTACGTTCCGTGGGCGGCCGGCTCGAATGCTGCCAACATCGGCGGACTGCACATCTCGGTTGTCGGCCAGGCCGCACAATCCCGAGAGGTGTGGCTTCGCGATTACGACAAAGCACTGCGCAAGTCCGCGGAGGTCGTCGCGAAGTGGTCGAAGGACTACGGCATTCCACTGGTTCGGCGTTCGTCCGCTGACCTGAAGGCGGGCGTCAAGGGCATCGCGGGGCACAACGAGTGCTCACAAGCGTTCGGCGGCTCTGACCATTGGGACCCCGGAACCGGGTTTCCCTACGACGTAGTCATTGGCTACGCGCAAACAATTCTCAACCCCACCAGCCCGTCAACTCCAGGAGGCACCATGTCGTACGAACAGGACACCAACGCGCAGCTCACCGGATCTCCCGAACTGGGCAAGTACCCCGGGTGGCCGCAGCTCGGCAACCGCACCGTCGTCGATGCCCTCGGTGCCATCGGCGCCAAGCTGGGAATCGCCGGGTTCGTCGACAAGAAGGCGGGCCAGTGATGACGAATCCGAATCTCGACATCCTCGGAAACATCCTCCGAGAGAAGGTCGCCGACCAACCGATCGTGAAGCGGTATGCGAACACGGTCACGTCCGCCGTAGGCCTCCTTGTGGCTGTTGTGTGGACACTCATCTCCGCTGGCGTCGACCTGCCGTCACAAGTAACGACGGGGGTCCTGCTCCTTGTCAGTGTTTTCACTGTCGTCGGGATCAAGCTCACCCCGAATGGTGTGACAGAAAAGCAGGTCGCTGAGATCGAGGACTATGTCGGCAAGCATCGCGCAGGCAACTGACCCACCGACCCAGTAAGGGGGCCGGTGATGGTCCGCAGAATCGCCCTCGCGGCGCTGGGAGTGTCCTCGGTCTGGCGGGGGTCGTCGTATGTCGGCCCCCGCTCTCCCGACTCGGCCCCCGCTCAATTGGCCTTCGTTGACCAGGTCGTTCCGCTGTCCTGGTATGCAGTCGGCTGGATTACGACAGGTGCAATAGCTCTCGTTGCGGTCTTCTGGAAACGCCTTCAGCCACTTGGAATCTCGACAGCCATATTCTTCAATCTGCTCTGGGGTGGGAGCTTCATGCTGTCGTGGAAGTTCCTGGACGTGCCGCGAGCGGACGTCTCAGCCATCAGCTATTTCACGATCGCAATCCTGGCGATGTGCGTGGCTGCGCTCTACGAGCAGTCGCATGCCCTTCCCGGCGTCGAGCCTCCAGACTTAGAAGGAGGGGATGAATGTCGCCCGCTGCCATAGCGCTCGTCAGCGTCGTAAGCGCCGTGGTCGCAGCCCTTTCGGCATACATCGGACACCTACTCGCCCGACGCTCAACGCGCGAAGCGAACATCACCGCCGACTGGACCGCCTTCGCAGAAGCCCAGAAGATCGCCACCGCAAATCTCGAAGAGACAGTTCGGCGCCAAGGTACTGAGCTCACAAATCAAGGCGAGCGAGTTAACCGTCTTGAGCGGATGTTGCGTGACGAGCAGAAGCGGTTTCGCCTGGCGATCACATTCATTCGCGAGCTGTTGCGTTGGATCGAACATCACGTACCCGGTCAGCAGCCACCCGAAGTTCCCGAGTCACTGAAGGAGGAGGTGTGAAATGACCTCACCCGATCATTTTGTGCCACCACCATCAGGCTCGGGCGCGCAAGACACGAAAGACATCGCCGAACTCCTCGGAACCGGAATGCGCGACGGACAAGAGGATTTGAACGAGCGAACAGATCTACTATCCCCGCTTCTCGACTACGGATCCGCGTACGCGAACACCGTTGCCGGCCTGTTCAACAAAGGGCAAGTGGGATTCACCAACAAAGTCGGACCGATGCAGGGCTGTCATCTCGCGGCCGGACGAATCGTCTTTGACGACCAAGGTCTGTGGGACATCAGGTGTCAGCTTTGGATCGACTACATCAAGGTGCTTTCCGGCATGGTCGAGTGGGAGATTCGAGTGCTCGACACAGCCGGGCAAGTCTTCTCACGTCAAAAAACAAGGATGGACGACCAAGAACCGTTCTCGTCCACCAACATCACATCGGTTGTCGTTCCTACGCCCGGCTATCAGGTGCAGATCTACATCACCGAAATGGCACCTGGGCGAGGTGCGCTCGGAGGGCCGGCATTCAATCGCCTCTCCGTGCAACACATCAGCCGAAAGATTAACGAAGGCGATACGGGACAGGGGTAATGACGTGACAATCATCTTCGAGGACTTTCAGGATCTCGCGCTCCGGCCGGACAAGGTAACCGCAACCTTCCACGGCGTCCCGTATCGCATCAAGGCCGACGGCGACGGCATGATCACCCCGACCGATATCCAGGTCTACGCCGACGCGTCGGGGCGTGTCACGTCCCCGGATCTCGACCCTGGGCCTGGACGCGTCACGATCGCAACCCAGAACTGGCAAGCGACCTACGATTTCATGATTCCTGACTCTGGGAGCCACCGCCTATCAGAGCTCGAGCAGATCGTGATCTCCGACCGTAAGGTCATCACCAAGGGCGAGAAGGGTGACACCGGTGCCGGTGTCACCCTGTCCGGATCGGTGCCGACGTACGCGGATCTAGGCCCTGGGCCGTGGGATCTAGGTGCAGCGTTCGTCGTCAATGCGGATGGTCTTCTCTACATCTATGGCATGACTGGATGGCCGGCCGACGGCGACGGCGCAGCGTTCCGGGGTGAACGAGGCCTGTCCGTCAATTCCGTTGCGGTCGTCGGGAATCAGCTGCAGTTCGGACTCGAAGACAGCACTGCGCTGCCCAAGGTCACAGTTCCCGCGCTCTCGCAGGCGTCGGCAGACGCGGCGTCGGCCTCGTCCTCTCGAACCGCTGTAGACGAAGCCAAGGCGGACACGTTCGCGGCACGCGACGCGACACTCACAGCGAAGGGGCAAGTCGACACCGCGCGCGCGGACACGCTCGAGGCGAAGGACTCTGTCGATGCGAGCGTCACCACGGTTGCAGCGGACAAGGCGACAACGATCGCAGCTCGTGATGCGACGCTATCCGCGAAGACACAGGCCGAAGGATTCGCGAGCACTGCCAGTGCGCAGGCAGGCGCGGCAAACCTGAGTGCGACATCTTCAGCTACGTCTGCGAACGCATCCTCGATCCACGCCGATCGATCGGCTGCCGAGGCGGACCGAGCAGAAGCCGCGGCCGACGAAATCGCTACTGGTGCGGTCGCAGACAATGCGATCTCGACGATCAAGATCCAAGATGGCGCGGTCACCAAACCGAAACTTGGTGGGTCAGTGCAGGCGTCACTTGACAAGGCCGACAGCGCAGTTCAGGGCACTGATGCCAGGCTGTCAGATGCACGTACTCCGACGGCGCACACTCACGACATCGCAAATGTCACGGGTCTGCAGAATGCACTCGACGGCAAGTCGAACACTGGTCATTCCCATGTAGCCGCCGACATCACCGACGCCACGACCGTGGGCCGCACCGTCATGAAGGCCGCCGATGCTGCTGCTGCGCGTACAGCGATCGGAGCGCCTGCGTCCAACGACTCAAGGTTTTCGGACACGCGCACACCGACGGCAGGAACAGTCCCGTACGACACGACTCTGCCTGGTGCTGGCGAGACATCGGCTCGTGCAGTCGGTTACAACGATTGTGCGCTCGGCATCAAACTGCAACGGGCAGTCACGTTTACTTCCGCTACGTTCCGATGCCTCACTGCCGACACTTCCGGAAATCTCGTCGTCGAGCTCCGAAAGAACGGGGCGTCGGTATCCGGAACATCGACAACGATTGCCGCCGCCAATCAGGTGGCAGGTGCCACTAGTACGGGCACTTGGGCCTTCGCCGCTGGCGATGTCTTGACGGTGTACGTCGCATCGATCGGTGTGACACCGGGCAAAGGTCTCGTCGTAGATCTGAAGGGGCTGGCCTGATGCCGCACATATTTGTCCGGGGTGGATCTTCCATGGCAATGCCGGATTGGGTGCGCTACTACCCGAATATCACGACGTCGCTGTCGGTCACTCCACCGTCCGGAGGTTGGTCTGCGATGACAATCGCAGCGATCTACAACACCGGACACGCTGATCGGCAGATCATCGGATCAGAGAACTGGATCCTCCTTGATCAGAAAGCCTGGTCCATACCCCGAGCTGCAGCGGGTAACGGCTCGAGCTTCTTTCCGTGGTTCCTCGAGAAGGACGGCGTCAACCAAGCACGGAATCAGTTGATCGTTTCGCGAACCCTTGCTGGCGCATGGGCGAGCTTGAACGGCGTCACTGCCAGTGTTTCTGGACGAACCGAGAGTCCTGTGACTGCGAATGTCACGGTCCGGTCAGACCTTGCACAGCTGAAAGCGGTCGCCGTCTGGAATCGAGCACTCACACCAGACGAGCAGACCGCTGCGCTCGCGTGGCTCAATGCGCAGGCACCAGCCTGACCTTGCTCAAAAATGCCCCCCATCTTCCGAGGTGGGGGGCATTTTTGGTTTCTACCGAATGCGCCGATGGCCAAGTGGAACGCCAAACGGTGGATGCAGCAACTGAGCGATGACTGCACGCCTGAGCAAAAGTGCCCCACCTAGTAACGAGACGGAATATATTGCAAACTTCTTCAAGGATCCTCCACTCACAACGTCCCGACAATCACAGATTGCCGCAGCGGGTTGAAAGATTACTACACCTGTGCTGTGAGATTACTGTGAGTCGAATATCTGAATCAGTTCAGATAAAAATAGAACGTATTACACGTTCCAAGGTGCAGTATGTTGAGTTGCCCAAACTTCGCCGGAAAGATGCTGATCCAGCCGATACGAAGATTGTCGGGGGTGCGCCACCTAGACGAACAACGTCCTCTCTCGAATGCTGCCTTGCACTTTGCCTGCGAAGAATCCGGCATGCGTCGCCCATTTGCCACGTGGCATCTTCGTGACTGATTGCGGCAAAGCCGGATTCAGAAGGGTGAGCGCCGCGATCTCGGTAAGGAGCGCACGGCCGGAAGGCTTCTTGAACCCATGTGCCTTGTACTTCTTGTGCAGCATCGCCGCAGCGCTGCCGTACCTACGCATCTGCTGCCATGTACTGGCGATTTCTGATCTGAGCCGATATGCCACGACAGCTTTGGGCTCGTGCGCGAAAGTCATTCCCGCCATCTGTGCTCGCCAACTGAAGTCGACATCGTCGCCAGCTGCGGTCATGGACTCGTCACATCCGCCAATCGATTGGTACTGGGTTTTCCATGCCCCGAAGTTCGCCCCAAATGCGTACGGCAAGAATGAGCCGTAGGAGTGCGGAGTTTCGCTGGGGACGAACTCTCTCCAGCTGTTGACCAGGGGAGTGTTAATCGACGCCGTCTCCAGCCCTCCGCCAACGACATCGGCGGTTTGAGCGGCCGCCGCCATGTGTTGCAGCCACCCTGGATGGACGCGGTCGTCAGCATCGCAGAAGGCGACGAATTCGCCTGCCGCATGGTCGACCCCGACGTTGCGTGCATGCGAGACGCCGCGCACCGATGACGAGTCGACCCATCGCAATCGGAGCGCTTCGCTGAGAGGGTGACTCTCGATGTAGCTGCGTAGGCCGTCCGTCGAGCCGTTGTCGCTGACAATGACCTCGAACGCGCCGTCATATTTCTGGGCGTCGAGGGCCATGAGTTGCTCACCGATGAGATCGACGGCATTGAAAGTGGGAATTACGACGGAGAGGAGGGTGATCGTCCGTGGAGGGTGGGCGCTCATGCCTCTATCAAACCAGACCGACCGTTCGCGCCGTACAGCCAAGGTGCCCACCGATGCTGAGCGTGACCGCAGCTCGGTGGGCGGCGCGCTCGAACTGTCGGGGACGGGCGCGCGGTCTTGGTGGTCCGCCGACGGTAGCTGTGAACATCCAGTCGGCGGACCATGCGTGTCGGGACCGATGAAAGTTCGACACGCAGATCAGTGGTCCGCCGGAGATCAGGTGGGGTTCGTTCCGGCGGACCAAACCGGAGGTGCCCCGGCCGTTCGCTTTGCAAACATAGGCGGTCCGCCCGTTCGCTAGTCAGCAACGAACGGGCGGACCAGATTGGTTGCCTCACTCGACCTGCGCGTGACCACATTGTGGGTGAGGCGTGCATCGACGTTGGAGGCCGAATGCCGTTCTGACTTTACCGAAGGAGCGGCGAGCCTGCTGATCATCGAGGAGGTGCCCACCGAGCATTTCTTTGTGCCGTACTCGGTGGGCGCGCGTGTCGTACCGCTCCCCAGTCTCGACACGCAGTTCTCGGTAGCCCGCCCGATCGCTCGTCAGTAACAACCGGGCGGGCCGTGTGCGCCCAAATCCGACTAAAGTAAAGGCGCACAGTCCATAGGTGGCCCGCTCGAGCTAAATCGGGGGGACTCGTCGAGCGGGCCGAGTGCGCGTCACGGGGGGGTGCGACGCGCACCGGCGATATTACTTGGCTAGGTCGGTGCACGTTTCCCGGCGGGGGCGAGACTCCGCTTATGCGTCGACGGGCTTACTGAACCTCACCCGATTCTGTACCTGATAGGCGACGATCCCGCCCCAGACGAGCCAGAGCGGCCAGGGGGCCGACAAGAGCGCCAGGACTGCACCTGTGCTGATTGTTCCCAGGATGTCGTAGTTGCGTTTGAGCATCTCGGTCTCCTTGCTGTGTTGTCTTCTATGATGGACCCTTGAGGTGGGACCGGGGTGACTCCTTCACCCCGGTCCCGTCTCAGGTCAGCGTTTCCGCTTCCGGTGTTTGCCTCGCTTCCTCGTTCCCCGATTCTGGATTGCCATCCAGATGTTCGTGATCAGTGTTGCAATCCCGACGATCAGGGCGATTCGGCTTTCGGTCATTCACTCACCTCCTCTCTGTTGTTGTTCCACAACTGTAGCACCCTTAAGGGTGGCTCGCAAGGCGTGAAAGTTGTTTGTTTGTCGATCTGGAAAGATTCCCTGACCATCTTTAAGGGTGCTACTGTGAGGGGTACCCGAACCAAGGAGGGACCGTGATCCGCTTCATGTCGCGCGGCGAAATCGCCGACTACCTCGGCGTCACTCTCGCCACCGTCAAGCAGTACAAGACATTTCCACCGCCCGACGCGATGATCGGCCGCAACCAAGGCTGGACGAAAGAAACCGTCGACGAGTGGGTCAAGTCCCGCAAGACGTAGCTGCATGACTAAGCCCCCATCTCCTGGTGGAGTGGGGGCTTTCGTCGTTTTTCTGGGGACCCGGCCTGGCCAGGTGCGGTCGGGTCCCGTCGAACGCCACCCGCGTCGAGCACACAACGCGAATGACCAACCACATGCCGGATCCGACCCCTCGATTGAATCCGACCCGTCGAACGTATTCGGCAGGCATCAGGTAAACGCACGAATCGGACAGAAATCCACCAAACGTACGAAGGTGGCCCCCAACCCGCGGGGGTGTATGGAGGCCGCTCTCAGCCTTGTGGGGGAAGGTCCACCCCGACCCGCGCGACAGACCGTGGGTCGCGGCACCGACAAACTGGTCAGCATTCACCGCTCATCGCGGCTTCAAATGCGCGATTCATACTTGCCTGTTCACTCGCTGTCTTTGATTGCCAGTCCTCCGAAGCGACACTCTCGGTACGAAGATTCGTCAGAGCTTCTCTACGCTCCTCGGCGCTAGTGCCCGGGAACTGCTCCATCATTCCCAGGAGATCGCGACACATTTGCGACTCGCTCTGCACAGTGGCCACGCTCGCAGGCGTCTGCTCAACAGGTTCGGGCGTCGGCTTCACGATCACGGTGGTCGACGACGGAACTGTCGTCCCTGACGGGAGTGCGAGACCATCCAGCACGTTGAAAGTCGATGTGGCCGACGGCATTGGGTCTCCCTCCGTCGGGCTGGTAGAGCATCCCGACAGGATGAGCGCGGCCGGGATCGTGAGCGCCAGCAGGAATCGTCTCATTCTCAGATCGAACCAGACCGACTGTTCGCGACGGCTATCGAACAAGAATTGCGAGGCCCGGCTGGTCTTCCCTTACCCTCCGGACCCCGCGGAGCCGACGCTACCACTCGTCGAACAGGTGTGCGAATCTTTAGGTATGCCGTCGACTGAACGATCCCCGCAACGCTGCCCGAACGGGCACCCGCTGGCGGCGAACACATGCCTCGTCGGCTGGGAGGTCTGCGGCTGTGAGACGGCACGCAACGGCGGTCACCGGACGCACTACTGCCGTCGTTGTGGCGAGACAATCCGCACTCCCGAGTGCGCCGGCGCGAGCCCGCAAAAATCTCGGTGGCATTCATGGAACGCAATCCGACAGAGTGATGCTGGCGAGGTGTAAGTAGTGCATTATGGTGTCATGGCTCCCTCCCAGCTCCTCGCGCGCGCACCAAAGGTGGCGCATGGCGACATGGAGTTTATGGACCCCGGGCCGCAGGTTCCGGTCCGGACATATGGCGAGCTGGAGCAAAAAGCTCCCGGGCGACCGATCCGGTTGGGTACGGCAAGCCTGCTCACATTGGCAGTTGCGCTTCGCGACGCCGGCTTCAGAACGACGCACCTGGAATTGACGAATTCCAACTTTCAGAGCGAGCCCGAAGGGTACGAGTTCGTTCTGGAAATCGCGCTTGATCTCGTTCGGAATGAGTCCATTGAGCGAGTACTTGACTTCTTTCGAAATCAAGGGCGCGGATACTATGTGGTTGCGATTGAGGCCCGTGCACAAAAAGGGGGCGGGCGGATGACCATCCGTCGTGACGGATGGGTCACCGTGCACAACTCCTCGCTGAAGCAGCGAATCAAGCGGGCGTTGCAAGAGCAGGGTCGACGAACTGGGATCGTGTGAACGAACTCTATGGGATAGCGAAACTTGCAGTCGCACTGTGGATCTTCAATTGGTTAAAACCAAAGCTGGGCGAGTTCACTAAAGAGTGGATTACGTGGGGTCCCCTAATTGCCGACTGTGTCGCATTAGTCGCAAGCGCTGCGTTGGTCTTCTTCGTTACTGGTAGGCTTTTGGCGAGACCGCGGCTGACTGTGAATTGGCTTGACGACCGGTTTGAGACTCTGGGTCCGGTGACTCAGTTGCAATATCTGCCATCTTTGCCTGCTATCAAAGCGTATGACGTGCAGATTCGGATGGATCGAATGTCGTTGTTTGGAGCAGGGCTTGCGCTTGCTTGCGCCAAATTTGGCGCCAAGGTCACCGCGTCCCTCGATCCTGGTCATGCGGTCGTGTTTGTAGACGAGATGCAGTCGACACATCCAACAGCTTCTTGCACCAGTGACGCGATAGCGTTTAAGTTATCGGGTTCTTTGCGAACTGGGACGCTGAGTTGGATTAATATAAGTTTGCAACATGCCAGTGGGCCCTCGGTCGTGACCCTCTCGTGTGACTACTCAGTGAAGATATGGGTGTTGCCCAGCTGGATGTCCGGGTTATTGATGCCGGTTGGGTCGCCGATCAAAAAATTCGAGATCAGGAGTTAGGTCGATGTCAACGATCTCAGGTGGTCAGCTTCACTGTAGCCCGATACGAATTCTCTGCACGAAATCAATCGATGATGTAAGCAGACTTCTCGGGGAACAGCTCTACTCGGGTGATGTTCCAGCGACAGGATGGGGAAACGTCGCAGACGATACGTCATCCCTTCGTTTGCATACCGACAGCAGGCCAACGCCAGGTCGGCCTGCGGTGTACCCCCCATCTGAATCGATACGCCAACCTCGACTAAAGGCTCGATATTACTGGGATGCGGCTGATATCAGAGCTACTCGGATCCTAGGAACCGACGTAGATAAGTGTCGTACGCATATGCTGAATGCTGTTGACCTCATCCTAGTCCCCGAGGTAGAGGGTAAATCGTACGTCGGCGTGGTTACGACGCGGGTCGAAAAGGAACTCAGTCAGTACATCGAACCAGGTTTCCGTCAATCATTTGCTGAGGTCGAGTCAAGTGCTCTGGTCCAGTTCGACGTATTGGATTCGATTTTTCAGAGCGATTTCTACCTGTGGTTGCTTTACAGATATGACGGTGAATCTCAATTGAGCGAAGATTTGAACTTAGAGATTATTCGTTCAGTTAGGTCGAAGGATCGACTTGCGCGTGGATCAAGCCTAACTTCCGGTGCTGAAATGGATCGGGCTGATTTAGCAGCCTTGGTCTCGGGAGAGAATCAGTTCGGTCCTGCGCAATTTGGAATCTATGACGCTTCAATTGATCTGAGTCTCGAACTCGAACTGCATCCAGATGGAAGCTTCCAGATTATAGTCGGAAGTAGCGACTATGATGATCGCTTCGAACGCACTGTCAAGGGCACTAAGCTCGTAGACGATACTGCCTTCGTCGTTTTGCCGAAGCTGCGCGACGCGTACGAATCTGACTCCACTTGGCCGTCGCCGGGGCTTGGACAGTTGCGTGAACGAGCGGTTTCCGTGCTACAAGCGCACGTAACCGCCAGCGGGGATAACCCCGAGTAA